GTACTATAAGAAAATTCAGTACTTGCCCCTGTACTTCTTTGAAAACGTAAATTATTACTTGTTGGAAAAATTGATACATAACTTGAATTAGAAGTACTAAGTTTTAAAACACCCCCTCCTACATTCCAATCCCAACTTTCCCCATCATAAGTAATAGTTGAATTGCCAATTGCATTTGTACCTGTAAATATTGGTATAGTATTTGTAGTTCCAGTAACAGTTGGAAGACCTATAATTCCTGAGGAGGGGATATTTGTTAACCCAGAACCATTACCACTAAAAGAACCACTAAAAATACCATTTCCACTTTGTGCAAATGAGGCAGTATCTGCGTAACTTGAAGATACCTCTTTTATAATTTCATGAGAAGCAGATACAGCATATGAGGCGGATGTAGCAAAATCAGCGTATGAAGCTGATAAAGCGTAACTTGAGGATATTGATGAACCTCCACTTCCTCCAGTTGCATTAACTATTATACCTGGATCTACAAATCTTATTTTACTCATTTAATATCTTTTTATTAATTATAAATATTAACCATTTGATATAGTTGGTACTCCTCCATTATTCCATATTACACCCGCTACTAAAGGATCTGATGTTGGTAGATCATTTAAAGAAGTATACACTGGAGGAGTTGGATCGTTTGGAAAACTAACTGGGGATGTTCCCAAATTAATTTTTCCCGTTGTAGTATCTCTAGTCCTACCATCGGGTGTTACTGTTGGGTTTGCTTCATATCTTTCAGGGTTTGAATCTGTTTCTAGTCCAAATACAATTTTTGATTTTTCATTATATTTTTTAACAGCTTCCATATCTTTTTGTATTACATCTGGGATAATGTAACCATACATTTTTATGTCAAATGTACCTCTTACTAATCTTTCTTGACTTTGTTGTAATTCAGTAACTGTAGTAAAATTATCTATTTGGGCTTTAAACTTAAAACGTTCAGGATTACCCCAATATGAATCTGAAGCATAGTTTATTGCTTCGATTATTTTATTTAATTGTTCTACGTAATATGTTTGAATTATACAGCTATAAGTTAAGTTAACCCAATCTGGGATAACGTTTGTTATAAATTGTTTAGTTGGTACTCTATTATTAAGTAAGTTAAAGTTACTATAGAAATTTTTATCGTTATATGATTTTTGCCAAGATGTATACAAATTAGGTGAATTAGCATCTAACTTTCTTGATAATGTTCGGTTTTTCTCTAATGAGTTTCTTTTAAACATTATAATTGGGTTCATTATAGCACCCTTTTTATCCCTGTAGTATCCATCTTTTTGTATAGATTTCCATCTTTCAGGTGAACCATATATAATTGGAACTGCTATTCTTTCTCCATTTTGAAATACTGAGGGTTTTATAACATTCTCAAAGTAATACATTATAGATTCATCTATATCTTGTATCCCAATAGAAAAGGGTTTAACTGTATCTCCCTTAAAAGACATTTTAGTTGACCTATTAAAGGGAATGTTAGCTTCATTATTTGGTGAAAACTGCCCTCCTTCAGATGCATCATTAGGATTACCATATTCTGATGAATACGGTGTTTGTAAATCCTTAGATATTTCCTTTTGGGATTTTGGTACGGGTTTTCTATAATTCTTAGCCATTTATTCTTCCTTTTTCTAATTGTACTTTGTCTACTGGGGTGTAGTGGGTTTTACATATAATAGATAAATCGCTACCAAAGTTTTCTAATCCTGGGTTTATTGGATTTTCCGCATAATCATAATCAGGGTCTTTACCCATAAAATATTGATTTCCAACTACATCATCTACCTCATAATAACCCCCATAGTAATAAACAATGTCTCCTACTTGAGGAACTAAATCAGCTCCAAAATAATCTCCTTGGTCAAAGTTTTTGTTAAAATCTAAATTTCTTTGCAGTAAATCATCGCGTAAAAATTTAAAATCAATGTTTTGATAGTATTGTACACCAAATTCATCATCTGGGTATTCCTGTGGTGATCTTTGGACTAAACAACTTAATATAACACCTCTATAATAATATTTTGAGCCTGCAGATTCACCGTAAAGGTTAACTTTAGTTTCATCTAATTTAAATTTATAGTAAACACATTCCTGAGAGATAATGTTACCCATTAATTCTCTATTTACGTGTCTAAATAGGCTTATATCTCTTTTTCCTCCGTATAAAGCCATATTATCCTATAAAAATTGTGTAAGGTACTTTGTTTAATTCTTTTTCTAAATAATCACCTTCTTGTGATCTTCTTTCTAATAATTTATCCCTTGATGTTTCATCAAAGTATGCTCTTAATCTTTCTATTAGAGCAGCTCTATCAGCTGTAGCTGATGATAATAAATCAGATTGATTTAAAGTAACATCTGCATCTGGGATTGGGATTGTAGAGTATTTACCTCTAACATATCCTAAAATTTCTTTTGCAATAGCTAATGTCATTTCAAAAATCCATTGTCTACCTATAGAATTAATTAGGTTATAATCTGGGTTAGAAAATGGAACTTCTGCTACATTTGTTATTTTATTAGTACCGTTACTATATGGGTTAGCTCTTTCTGATTTTTTAATATATTCAAACCACAAGTGTCCATCTGAATTTGGGATTGGGAATACTTTTAGGTTGTTGTTTACTAATTCAAATGAATAGTTTGACCTTCTAATAGTATCATTAAATTCTATGGCTTGCATTACTTGCAAATCATAGTTAATAGGCATCATCAAGAAATTAATAGCAGGTGAGTAGCTACCCCAACCAAATGAATCCATCATATCTATCATTCCCGTACCTGTTCCTGCGTATGGATCAAAATATCTTGTTATTGCAGGTGGAGCTTCATAAAATACTCTTTTAATTTCAATTGAATCGTTTGCCTCTAAATTAGCATTAGCTTGTGCCCACTCATTCATATTATAGGTTTGTTTACCTCCCTTTAAAGCTAATGAACCTGAATACCATGTTACATTTCCACCTACTCCGGCTTCTTCACCATATTGTTCTGATATATTAACTATATTAGCTAATGTTGGGGATACAAGTTGTCCATTTGCTTCAGTTAAAGATGATGCTCCTTGTAGAGATAAATAATTTTCCCTTACTTTATAAGCATATAATTCATTACCATAAATTGTAATTGCTTCCTCAAAAGCTGTATAAAATGATCCTGATTGTAGTTCTACATCTGCTAAAGGATAACCTAACCTTCGAGCACAAAAGTCTGATACTTTGTCAGCATCAGTTTGGAATTCAATTTGATGGTCATAAAATCCAAATGGAGTTTGACCTGGTGAGAATGTTGATGTTCCGGTCCAAATAGGTATGTTCATAATATTTTAATTTAAGTGGTTGCTATAAAATACTCCACTTTAGCACTACCACTGTAAGGTTCTACTGATACTGACATTATGTCGTCATATGTAAAAGTATTTGTAACACTTCCTGTTATTTCACTTGTTGAAAGCATAAAAGTACCACCTGCGGCTACTGAAAAGTTGAGCAATTCTGATGAAGATGAAACTTTTAAATTTAAAGGAACTGTTGTAGAATAATTAGATATTCTTCCGTATTTAAAACTCCCAGTTCTGAATGTACCCGCTCCAGGTAAATCATCATATTTGAATATTGTTGTTATACTCCCAGAAGGAACAGTAACAATACGATTATCTATATTCTCAACGTCTTTTATTGATAAATTATAATCAGTACCTCTCTCGGTACCTTCAAGTAATACTCTTTCTCTAATTAAAAGGGTGAAATCAGCCATGGTTTTGGTTATAAATATTAAAAAGAATAATTAAAGTAAAAAAAGACCTGACTAAAAAGCCAGGTCTAATCTTTATAATTTATGTTTGTATCTTATTATACAGAAGCTAATCCGCTAACAAATACTCTTCCATAAAATTCTGGTCTAATCATCTTCTTAGCGTAACGAGTTAATAGACCTTTTCTTGGTGTGAAAGTGTCTGGATCGTATACTAATGGAGTCATAATCAATGGAATGTAAGGTGCAAATACCGCTCCTGTTTCTAGGAATTGGTTACCTCTATATCCCATAAGGATTGTTCCTTCAGTCATATATGGATTCTTGTAAACATCATATCTGCTGTTCATTTGTCCCATTTTCTGGATACCGAATGCAAATTTTCCTTTTGAAGCATCACCATCAGCGTTTGAAGCAAATCCTGGGATTGATTCAATGATAGTTGCTACTGAAGGAGATATCACACAGAAATTAGCACCACCTCTAAGAGTCTTTTGGTGAATTTTGTTAGATACTTTTTGCATTTTAGTTCCTAATGTTTGGAACCATTGTCCTTGTGTATTGAAGAAATTCAAATCATCATAACCTGTTCCTGCAGCGTTTAATGATTGGTTGTTTTGTGCATTCCAGTATTCATCAGCAGCTGATGCATCTTGGATTAACATATCAAGAATTTCTAAATCGATTTCCATTGAAATGTATTCACTCATAATAGATGTTAATTCTGCTTCAGCATCTAGTGCTTGGTAAGCATTTAAATCTTGAGCGAATTCTGGTGTCCATTGTGCTTTTAACTTTCTAGTTTTAGCAACAATTGCTTCAGATTTCATTTTAACATCGATAGATGG